GGCTCCGGAGCCCTGGTTGCGGCCCCTTGTCGATAGCGGTATTGAAACTCGAGCTCCGTCTGACTTTCAGTCAGGAGGTCTCGAGCCGAGATACCGCTTCCTTTGGCAAGGGGCGCCGTCCTCAGTACTTCTCTCAGATTCTGCAGCTGCGGCGACTTCGAGAACTTCGAAGATGCTGCGGGTGCGCCGAATCGCAGGTAGCTCAGCACTGTAAGGTGGTCGGCTGGTCTTAGACCACCACCGCCAAATCTTACGAGCCCTGGCAGATTCTTATCCGGAGAAGTGCGAAGGTTGGTGCGACGTATTGCGTCACGAATAGGTTTGCGGCCCGTGGGTCGCATCTCTGCTCGGATGCCTTTATGTTCACCAATCTTCTTCGCGCCAACTGCCTCACCAATTCGTACTCTCGGCCAGATACGGACGTTGTCGTCATCGACGCGCTCTGCGAATCTTTCGCAGAATACGCCGTGACGACCTCGATAGGACTTCTCTCTATTCGATTGAAGACCCATTCGGGCGATCGCGACCTCGTAGCGGTCGCACATGTCCTTCGGCCAGAGTCCGAATAAGTCGTCTCCGCAGACTTTGAAAGAGCCTTCGGTTGCCCCGGCTTGGTCCGCGCAAAATGCGTTGACCAGAGCGAGCACGAACCAGCCCGGTCCGAGCCCCATAAGGGCTCCGCACGCAGTTTCGCGCTCATCGCCCTCAAAAGTAATCTTATGAGGAGCGATCACGGCAGCTTGGGCCTGATCCCACCAGCTCGGTTTAGGTACGTATTTGAAGAATTCTTCAAAGACGAACTGGCTGAGCTCGATGGAGATCGGGTCCGTTGACTTCGATAAGTCTGCAGAGTATGCTATCGAGCCAGGCCCGGCACTTTCTACCCAGATATCTCGCGGGGCATGAAGCGTGTCCTTCGACACGCTGACCCGCTTAAGATATGGTAGGAGGTGCTTGGTCATAGCACGAGCGCACCAGGCAACCTCGGCCGTATGCACTGTGGCCACTCGCACCTTTCCGGAGTTCTCTAGGATCGGCAAGATCTTTGCCTTACGGCAGAATCTCGCTTCGAATAGAGTCTCGCGAAAAGTTTCGTCGAGTGGCCGCATGCGATCTTCGAGTTCGGACCACCATTTCGGTAGTCTGTTCTCGTTGATCGAGTATACGGCCTTCTGCGTACATCTCTCCCAGCCCGGACGATGATTGAACGTGATGCTCCTAGTAGCATCGCCGCGTTCATCGTCGTCCGCTAGTGCCAGGATGTCCTGGACTATGTGCCACTTGTCCGAGTTCTTGTCTACTTTCTCAAGTAGGCTTTGGAAGCTCTCGCGAGCATCCTCGGCGGCCCAGTCCTGGTTCTGGATGTACTGCTCTGCCCACGTTTGAGCCATTAACATTCTGTTAATGCCTACCATCATTTTGTCCTCGTAGCCGCGTCTTTTCAAGACGATGGCGGCGCCCCCGTTCTTCCCGCTCTGGGAGTAACAACTCTTCGAGCTCGGAAAGGGGATGCCCGACGTATGGGGTTTCGCCTTTCTGAACAGCTTCTTTATGAAGTCTGCCAGTTCGGGCTTGAGACCTTCGTCGAACGGGACATGGGTGGTAATACGCTCAAACGCTTCGGCAGTCGCCTGACGACTTGAATCTTTGTCTGCTACGCAGCCAACCATCGCTCTCCCGAGCGTGGCTGCGTTGTCTAGCGAGACGGGGTCCTTACCGCGGTGTTTGAAACCTGTTGGTTTCCGAACGCTGCCGGTGGACTCCAGTCGAATGAGGTGGCAGATGTCTTTGATTCGCTTTACGAAGTCCTTCGTAAAGATTAGCGAACTGACTATCTTCCGCTGCATCGCTAGCGACCGTCTATTACTGGGGGCAAATTCTTTTCCTCTCCGAATGCCGTAAAGGCTTTCGAGAAAGACGCGAATTGCTTCCCAGTTTAGGCGGACGAGACGAAGATTCTGGTGAGGTGGGGATC